CTTCTCTTTTGCCTTTTCACGCATAAGATCATATTGTTCTTTTGCTTGTATCAATTTGTCTTTTACTTTATCTTCATAAAAAGACTGAAATTGATCTGCAATCACTTTTCGCTTTTCTGCGTTAAGTGTCATTCTTTTTTCTTTAGTCATGCTACCTCTTTCTTTGTTATTTATTTTTTGCATAATTTTATTTTTAATGCTTGACAATAGGATTGTCAAGTATTATATATGATATATCAAATTAGTTAAGTTTTATCTCTAACTCGTTTCTAATTTGTTGGGACAACTTCTGGTTATGACAGCAAAGCATAGCTAATCCTGAAATAGCCAGAACTGATCCCCGGTCCATTGCAAGTGCAAATCGTACGTTGCTGGCGCGATGGACCCGGGCTCAGACTGATCCCTGGTCTATTGGCAGGGTTATTCCTGTTAAGCCCTGGTGCACCGGTAAACAATTGCCGCTGGGCTTCAATCCAATGGACCGGGGATCAGTACACACTGGAGGTAAACCCGGGCAGTGAAGATGTGCTGATCCCTGATCCAATAGTAGTTGGACGTTAGTATTCTAGATTAACGCCTTAACTCTCTTTAGAGACGCTGTTGGATCTGGGATCAGTAGAAAATCGGACCCTGGGACCTACTGGTCCTCGCATCTTGGACTAAGCATCCAGCTGGTGTTATGCTGCGTATTAATTGGCAGTGTCCAATCTCTGCGAGCTCCAAGCAGCAAGCTACAAGCCGCAAGCTCTTGACAGCCTGTCCAGGATATGATAGGATGGATTTAGAAAGGAAAACATATGACTAAAAAATTAAAAGAAGAATATCAACCGGGTGGCAGCAAGCGCCACGTAATTTTAGAGAAAGCAGTAGATTACCTGAAGGATCCAAGGTTTGGCCTTCAAGGCGACAAGCATAGCTTCCTGACAAATGAGCTGGGCCTGTCGGAGACTGAGTACTTACAATGCCTGAACGATGCAGCGGGCGGGGATTACTGGCAATGAGAGCCAGCCCCCTGTTGCTTGAAGCAACAAGCAACAAGCCACAAGCAGCAAGCAACAAGCTTGACAAAACAGGATTCAGGGATTATAAAGGATGTAGAAAGGATAAATTATTATGGAATCAACAATTAAATTAATAAGTAAATACGACTGGACGCTGGTTGAAGTTATTCAATGGTTAGACAGCAATGGACATAGCAATACAAAAATTAGAGAAAAGGTTGACTTAATGTTGAACTTTGAAAAGGATTTAAAAGAAGAATCTGAAATGGAATTAACAAAAATAAGTTTAAAATGAAAACAGATGAAGCATTAAAAATTATAGGCGGCAGCCTGTCGAAGCCTTCAAAGATGCCTGGCTGGTCCATAGGTTTACCTGCCAAGGAATGCAAGACAGGCGGCAAGCTTCAAGCTGTGCCGGGCTCAGTCTGTTATGATTGCTACGCGCTCAAGGGCTGTTATGTTTTTCAGGTTGTGCAAGATGCACAATACAGGCGGCTGGCAGCAATCAAAGACCCGCGATGGGTTGATGCAATGGCCCACCTGATCAACAGCAAGAAGCCGGACGTGTTTAGATGGCACGACAGCGGCGACGTCCAAGACCTGGACCACCTGATGAAGATCTTCGAAGTGTGTGAGCTAACACCTTTGAAGCGTCATTGGTTACCGACTCGTGAGGCCTGGATCAAGAAACACTTGCACGCTAAGCCAAACAATTTAGTCATACGATTCAGCGCTCCGATGGTGAACCAGCGGGCGCATGCATCGTGGCCTAACTCTTCAGAAGTAGTAACTGAAGGCGGCAATTGTCCCAGCTCAAAGCAAGGCAATCAATGTTTAGATTG